AAACCTGCTGGCGGTGTAACTAACAATAATTTGTTTGTGGGAAGTACAAAAGATTTATTAAGAGCATTGAATAAAGACGTTATTGACCATGAGTGATGAACGTACCTCCTATCACGGAAATCCTAATCTAAAAAATATAGGATACGAACATTCTTTCACTAAAGAACAGCTCCAAGAGTATGTTAAGTGTCAGAAGGATCCCATTTACTTTATAGAAAACTATGTTCAGATTATTACATTGGACAGGGGTCTACAGCCTTTTAAACTTTACGAATGTCAGAAGAAAAAAGTAGAACTTATACTCAATAATCGTAAAGTTATTTTGATGGAAGGCAGACAGCAGGGTAAGACTGTAACAGCAGCTGCCTGCATACTTCATTATACTATATTTCAAAGCGACAAGACTGTTGCTATCATGGGTAACAAAACAGCATCAGCAAGAGAGGTGTTGGCACGTTATCAAACTATGTACGAAAACCTGCCTATATGGATGCAGCAGGGTGTAAAGACATGGAACAAGGGTGACGTTGAATTAGAAAATAATTGTAGAATATTCACAGCAGCAACGACTACTTCAGGTATTCGTGGTAAGTCTGTAAACTGGTTGTACATTGACGAGGCGGCAATCATTCCGAACAATGTTGCGGAAGAGTTCTTTGCTTCTGTATATCCTACTATTTCTGCTGGTGAAACTACAAAGATTCTACTCACTTCAACTCCATTAGGATACAATCACTTTTGGAAGTTTTGGAATGAAGCAGAGAAGGGTGCAAATGGTTTCACCCATCACTTCATTCCTTATAAAGAAATACCTGGCAGAGATGAAAAGTGGGCAGAGGAACAGCTCAAACTTCTTGGCGAACTAAAGTTTAACCAAGAGGTTCTGTGTGAGTTTTTAGGTTCATCCAACACACTTATCAATGCTAGAACTATTGCTACACTGAGTTCCAAAGAGCCCATATTCTATAACGATGACGGGTTAAGAATATATGAAGAACCAAAAGAAGAACATTATTATTGTATTACTGTAGACACTGCTAGAGGTATTGGTGGTGACTACTCTGCTTTTGTTGTAACAGATATAACAGAAATGCCATATAAGGTAGTGGCAACATACAGAAATAATAAAATAGCACCTCTATTATATCCTGAGGTGATAGCAAAGTTAGGTAGAGACTTTAATAATGCTTACATATTGTGTGAAAACAATGATATTGGTGGGCAAATTGTAGAAATTCTACACGAAGAAATAGAATATGAAAATATATTTACTACAGTAACCGAAAAAGCTAGACAGTATGTAACTCCTGGATTTGGTAAGTCTACAAGACTAGGTGTTAATACTTCTAAACAGGTAAAAAGACAAGGATGTTTCAACTTTAAGTCTTTAATGGAAGAAAAGAAACTATTAGTGTTTGACGCAGAGATTATACACGAAATTTCAACCTTTATTGAAAAAGGTCAAGGGTATCAAGCTGACGAAGGCTACCACGATGACCTAGTAATGTGTATGGTTCTTTTTGGTTGGTTATCTACTATGCCCTTTTTTAAAGAATTAGTAGATGTGAATACAAGAGAGGGTCTTTATAACAAAGAAATGAGAACAATCTCACATGAACTTACACCGTTTGTACACACAAAGAGTAATGACGGCCCTAAACCATGGGTTGCCTCTGGTGATTACTGGTTAGTCGATGAAGATTGGCAGAATAGACTAAAAGAAACGCTACACTAAAGACTAAAAACAAAAATCTTATAAATAATCAGATGATAAAAAAGTAAGTAAATTATGTCTGATTTAAAACGAGGAGAATAAATATGGCTTTTCAGCTATCACCTGGTGTACAGGTAACAGAGACAGATCTGACCTCTGTTGTTCCCGCGGTTGGTACCTCTATAGGAGGAACAGCGGGAAGATTTGAATGGGGTCCTATAGATGAGATTGTCGATATTAGCACAGAAAACGAACTGGCTAACAGATTTGGTCAACCACCCAATCTTGCTGGTCAGTATGAAACTTTCTTTGCTACTACATCATTCTTGTCTTACACAGGTTTATGTAAAGTAATTAGAGCAGCAGATTCAGCAGCAAAAAATGCAACAGCAGCTACTGCTTCTGTTCTTATCAAAAACGAAGACGCGTATACAGAAACACACTCAAGCGGCAACTCAGATGCTTACGGTATGTGGGCAGCAAAATATGCTGGCACTTTAGGTAACGGATTGGTTGTTGCTATGTGTGATGTTGAAACCGCTTCAGTAGCACTTACAGGAACTTGGACAGCCTCTACTAGCAGCACTACAGTAAATTCTGCAGCAGCTACTGGAGCAGCAACTACTGAAGTATATGTCGGTGCAAAGTTAAAGAACTCAGCAGGCACACTTATTGGTACAGTAGCATCTATAACAGATGACGATAACATTGTACTAGCTGCAAATGCAGCAGTTGCAATTACTGCTGAAACTGTTACAAAAGAATGGCAGTATTTGGATCAATTTGACTATACTCCAGGTACTACTACTTGGTCAGCAAATAATGGTGCAGCAAATGATGAGATTCATGTTGTTGTAGTAGATACTCTTGGAAAGTTTACAAATGTAGCAAATACTGTACTTGAAAAGTTCCAGGGTATTTCTAAAGCATCTGATGCTAAAAATTCTTTTGGTGAAACAAACTACTACAGAGATGTGATTAACAACACTTCAGAATATATTTGGTGGATGGATCATCCTTCATCTTCATTGCCTGCAAATCACGCTGGATGGGGAATTCCAAGCACTTCTGTAGGAGATGCCACTTTATTCTCTACAAAACAATATTCTAGTGCTTTGACCATCGGAGAAGAAAAGGCTACTTTGGGTGCCGTATCAGCAACACTTGGTGTTGCAGCAGCCCCAGCAGCAGGTGATATTTCAACAGCTCTTAACCTGTTTGCAAACGATGAGCTTGTAGATGTCAACCTAATTTTTGTTGGTGGCTTACCAGTAGCAAATGCTTCTGATGTTATCGACAATGTTGCAGACATTCGTAAAGACTGTTTGGTATTCTTGTCACCTGATAGAGCCTCAGTAGTAGGTCAAACTTCAGGTCAGAAGGACAACATTCTTGCTGACATTACAGGTGCAGGACTCACTAGAAGTTCATATGCTGTTATGGATTCTGGTTGGAAGTATATGTACGATAGATACAACGATCGTTATGTGTATGTTCCTTGTAACGGAGACACTGCAGGTATTTGTGCAAGAACTGATGTAGACGCAGATCCTTGGTTCAGCCCTGCTGGGTATAACAGAGGTCGAGTTAAAAATGCTGTTAAGTTGGCATACTCACCTAACAAGTCTGACAGAGATGCTCTTTATAAGGGCGGCGTAAACCCAATTGTAGGTTTCCCAGGTTCAGGTATTGTACTCTTTGGCGACAAGACTTTGCTTGAAAAACCAAGCGCGTTTGATCGTATCAATGTACGCAGACTGTTCATTGTACTTGAGAAGGCCATAGCAACAGCATCTAAGTTCCAGCTCTTTGAATTTAATGACGAATTCAGTAGATCGCAGTTTAAGAACTTGGTAGAGCCTTTCCTTAGAGATGTACAGGGTAGAAGAGGTCTCTATAACTTCCGTGTAGTTTGTGACGCCACTAATAACACGCAGCAAGTTATTGACTCCAACTCTTTTGTTGCAGATATTTTCGTACAGCCAGCACGCTCTATTAACTTCATTCAACTGAATTTTGTAGCTACTCGTACAGGCATTCAGTTTGAAGAAGTAGGCGCGTAAGGCGTATAAATAAAATAAAAACAGGAGAGATAAATGAATATCACAGAATTTAAAGCAAGACTTGGAGCTGGTGGCGCGCGTCCCAATCAGTTTAGAGTGTTGTTAGGTTTTCCAGGATATGTCACTGGTGTTGATACTTCATACAGCTTGTTGGTTACCGGGGCAGCAGTCCCGGCATCCACTGTTAACCCAGCGATTATTCAGTACAGAGGTCGTGAGGTTAAACTAGCAGGTGAACGTATTTTTGATCCATGGACAGTAACTATTGTAAACGACACTGAACAATCATTGCGCAGACCGTTTGAACAATGGATGGAAGGCCTAAACTCTACTGCAGGTAACACAGGAATTCTTACTCCTGCTGATTATCAGGCGGACATTGTAGTACAGCATTTAGATAGAAATGATGAGGTATTGCCAGGTGGTACTTATACACTACGCAATGCTTTCCCAATACAGATGAGTGAAATTGCATTAGCATATGCGCAAAATGATATACTGGAAGAATTTACGGTAACATTCCAGTATCAACATTACGATAACTTTTAATCGTAATTAGGATAATATAATATGAATATTTTTGGGTTTGAAATAACTCGGGGAAAACCGCCACAAAGTGAGAAATCCTTTGTGGCGCCTTCGGATGATGGCGGCGTTCAAAGTATACGAGCAGGTGGCTATTACGGCACTTACTTGGATATTGAGGGCATCTCTAAAAGCGAAGCTGAGTTAATAAAACGCTATAGAGATATAGCAATGATGGCTGATGTAGATGCAGCGATTGAAGATATTGTGAATGATTCGATCGCTAATTTAGATGACGAAGTTCCTTTAAAACTTGATTTGGATAAAACTGGGTTGTCCTCGAGTATCAAAAATAAGATACACGCGGAGTTTGAATACGTACTGTCGCTTATGAGATTTAACGACAGGGCTCAGGATTACTTTAGGCGTTGGTATATCGACGGTAGAATGTACTTTCACAAGGTAATTGATACTGAAAAGCCACAAGAAGGTATAAAAGATATACGTTACATTGACCCACGTAAAATTACAAAGGTCAAAGAAGTTAAGAAAGAAAAAAATCCACAGGGTGTTTCTTTCATTAAAAGCACAGAAGAATTTTTCTTATATAATGAAAAGGGTTTAGCAAGCAAACCCGGACAGTATACAGCAGCAGAGTCTGATAACGCATTAAAGATTACAAAGGATGCGGTAGTATATTGTCCGAGTGGTTTAATAGATCAGGACAAGAATATTCCTGTTTCTTATCTACATAAAGCCATTAGGCCTGCTAATCAACTTAGAATGATGGAGAACGCAGCGGTAATTTACCGTATAACACGAGCTCCTGAACGCAGAATATTTTATGTTGACGTTGGCAACTTGCCGAGTAACAGAGCAGAACAATACCTGAAGGATATCATGGATAGATATCGTAACAAGTTAGTGTATGACGCTAATACAGGTGAAGTTAGGGACGATAAAAAGTTTATGTCTATGTTGGAAGACTTTTGGCTTCCACGTAGAGAAGGTAGTCAGGGTACACAAATTGATACACTGCCAGCAGGACAGAATTTAGGACAGATAGAAGATATAGTATACTTTCAAAAGAAACTATATCAGTCATTGAATGTTCCTGTATCTAGATTAGAACAGCAAGCAGGTTTAAACTTTGGCCGAGCAGCTGAGATTAACAGAGATGAACTTAAATTTACTAAGTTTATTTCTAAGTTAAGAAAGAAATTTTCTGTGATGTTTGAAGATCTTTTAAGAACACAGTTAGTTTTAAAAAACGTGATGACTGAAGAAGATTTTATTTCTATTAGAGACAATATTGTATATGTGTTCGCACAAGATGCGTACTATACAGAGTCAAAGAATCAGGAAATTTTAAGAAGTAGGTTTGAGGTTTTACAGGGTGCTTCGTCTTATATTGGTTCATTGTTTAGCAAAGAGTATGTACAGAAAGAAATACTCATGCTTACAGATGAGCAGTTAGAAGAAATCAATATGCAATTGCAGATGGAAGAGCCTTTTATGACACAAGACCAAGAACATGAAATGGCAATGCAGCAACAAGCTGCCGGTGAAGATACAGGAGAGCAATGATGGACAGAGAAGCAGCAATCAGAGACATGATGCAGAGCATTGCTAGCGGTAAAGCTAGTGAGGTCCAAGACAAATTCAATAACATAGTGCAAGCTAGAGCCGGTGAAGCTCTTAATGACTATAAAACAGAGCTTGCCAAAAGTGTTTTTAAAAATCCAGAGTTAGAAGCAATGGGTTTGGCAGATGGTGAAGACCACATACTTGAGGTAGACCCTGCCGCCGAGCCTGAAACAGTTGAAACGGGAGACGACAATGAAGACGTTTAAACAATTCAGAGAAGGCGTTGAGGTAGATATCCAAGAAGCGCCAATGGATGGTGTAGCTAAAGGCTCACTACCTAATGATGAACATATGTGTGCAACCAAAATTTTCAAAGAAGGTTTTGGTGAAGGCACCCCTATTTTTGGTGAGCACGCTTTACCTGACGAAGAAGGTAATGTTGCGTGGTATAAGGTTATGTTTGAGCATGGTATCGAAACAGTAGAGGTTTCTGACGACGATGTTAAGGTCTTAGAAGAAAGCTCTCACGGCTCACATAAAAAGAAAAAGTAAGGGGAAATAAATGGCGGTCAC